TTTTAGTTAGACCAACTTTAACATCAATGGCTTGACCAAACATAACTGGGTCATGTGGCTTTGGGAATATGATTGCGCACCCTGATACTGCTAGTGCTAATATCAAGATTAGCTTTTTCATTTCATAGCCTTACGAAGATCGTTATACAATTCGTCTTTGTGTTCTGGTTTCATTTGTGAAGATAGATTTGCATGAAACTCTTTCTTCTTACCAGTAGATGCCAACTCTCTTAGTTTAGTACCAGAGATACCTTTGACACCAGTAGCACCTTCTTCTCTTTGACCAGAAGAATGGAACTGAATATCTTTAAAGTTGTACATGCCGTGGGCTGACTCAACTCCATTATACTTTTTAAGCATGTCAGCCATACCTTGACGATCTGATCCACCAGTGAAGTGTAAGTGTGTCACACCTTTCTTGTATAGATCAACAGCGTGATGTAGTAGAGTTGGTTTGTCTTTGGAAGCTACTTCAATATTAGTTCCAGGGAATGCATTCTTTGCGTGATGTAGTTTTTGCTCTGGACTTAGTGGATTCTTACCATCTTTAGTTCCATGAGAGTGAGACAGAATCAAAGTGTGGTCACCACCAACTTCTTTTGCTTTATCTTTTAGAGTCTTAACAACTTCTTCATGACCAGCAGTTGGGGGATTCATACGACCAAATGCGATAACATGATGTTTATCTTTTTCTGCTGTAGCGTTGGAAGGTGTTCTTGTCTTTAATAGGTTCTGACGAGCAAACTCTGCACGATTAACTAACTTAGTTGGTTCAGTCACACCTTTGTGAGTGTGATTGTAAACGAAACCTTCTGGCTTAGATGCAACACCACCAATAGCGTGTTCGTATCCACCTTCGTTTGACTCAAGTGTTTTAACCAATTCATTCTTAGCATTAGCCAAGTGACCATGCATCTTTAAAGCATTGTCATAATGTGCTTGGTTTTTCTTAATGTGATCCAGATGTCCTTTTAGTTCATCCAACTTAGCATTCTGAGACTTCTCAGTTTTTAATTTGCTAACAATCTTTTGATACTTGCCAGCAATATGGTCTTTCAAACCATCCGCACTTGGTGTCTCACCAGTACGAACTGTTTGATTAATGTAAGTACCTAGATGTCCAGCTTCACCACCATGCATGGAGATAGCTTTGTACATCTTAGCTCCACCAGTCTCGTGGATTGTTTTAGCTTTTGATAGTTCTGAAAGTACTCTGTCTTGTGATGACTTTGGATAGTGCGCACCACTTGCATCATAAGAAGCAGTGTGATGAAACATATCTGGATGACTACCAAACTCACCTTCAGTAACATTACCAGTAGCATTCATGTTACTTAGAGTAGTACCAGTATATTTTGTATGAGTCACTACACCAAGTTTGGCTTTGTTAATTGCTTTAGCCTTCTCACCCTTTGCAGTATAAGTGATAGTGTTTGGAGTGAAAGAAGATTTGTCTCCACTTTTCTTAACATCACCATGAGTGAACATAACATCACCTTGATACACTCCTTCTTTTGGAGCAACCTTTGGTAAATGTTCAAGACCAGCTTTAAGTTTTTCTACAAGACCTGGAGCATGTCCATGATTCTTTTCGATATCTTCTGGAGTGTAGTTTATCTTTGGATTCTTATTGAAGGCAGACTTTGAAGCAACAAAGAACTTACCATTCTCTGGATGGTGACCATAAACAATAGATGGTGAACCATCATACTTCATCGTCAGCTTATTGCTCTGGTGTCCTTGCTTGGTATGGAAATGTGCACCATGTAATGCATCGTATGCATGGTTGAAACCATCAGCACCATGGAACAGTGGACGATCTTCAGCGTGAGTGATGTGCTTGAGTTTAGCACCCTCTTCATCTGTAGCTTCTAATAAGAATGATTGAAAATCTAGCATATTATTTTAATCTGAATCCGCCAACAGCACCTTTGTGTGCACCAGAAGAAGACTTGATAGTATATCTTGCTGCACCAGTAATTTTGCCAGTCTTGATATGTTTACCCTTAATTGCCATGCTAGTTCCTTTTCCTGGAGCAACATGCAACGATCCTGGTTCAAATTGTGACAAGTGTTCGTCAGCTAAACTGTGCATTGGTTTAATGATTGAGTCAGCTTCTCCACTGTCTTTAACTTTACTGTGAACGATTGTGTGAGGGATATGAGTTGATGGTGATACATTCTGGCGAATAACATTTCGTAATTCTTCATCAGAGTGTTTTGCGAGTCCGCTAGAGAATGATTGCATCATACTAGTTCTTGCTGCAAGGTTTGATGAACGAGCCAACTCTGCTCTATGTTTAGCTTGGTTTCTAAATTCTTCTTGTTTCTTTTCGTTACCAAGTGCATCATGTGCTTCGATAAACTTACCCAAGTGTTCATGCATAATCTTTTTCTTACCACTTAAACTCTTACCAGCAGCGATTGAAGATTGTCCTTCAGCGTGTTTCTTTCTAATCTCATCAATACCCATCTCATCAATCTTAGTTTGGATATTTCTTTGGTCGGCAGATCCAGTGTAACCTAATTTGTCCATGGCTTCACTGTGGTGTTTCATATGAGTACCCAAAGTACCAGATGGTAGTTTAGCAATCTTCTCTAATGAGTCAACACCTGGATTGCGATAGTTAGGTTCTTGTGAACCATACTTGGCAGAGATACCATGATGTCCTACTGTCTTACCTTCTTTATCATGAAGCGTTACAATCAAGTCAGCGTTTGAGTTTACATCTTTAACACCAACAGTTTTCTCGTGGTCGCCAACACTGTTTTCTTTATCAGCGTTTGATGTCCAGTGAACATTACCAATATGAGCATGGTCACCAATGTGTCCTTGTTCTTTCATGCTCTTTTTAAATTCTTCTGCAGATTGTTTAGCGTGACGATCTAGTTCAGCATATGCAGCTGGACCAACTTTAGCCTTTAGGCGATCGTGAACCTGCTCTGGAGTACCAGCGTGGTCTTCGTTATCTGAGAACGAACGATGATGTTCTGGGAGTTGTGTATTTGGGTGAAGGTGTTTGGCTAAAAGTAACTCGTGTAGTTTACCTTTATCATCAGCTTCTAAAGCAGATGTTTCTGCTTTCTCTAACAATAGTTGCTCTGTTAGAAGTTCTTCTTTAAGAAATGATTTGAAATTCAGCATTTTCTCACTAGCCCTATAAGTATTGTAAGCAATTATTATACTCGTCTTTCAATAAAAGACAAGCAATATTTACTATTATTTAGGACTTACGAGAAGCTCGAATGGTTCTTTGATACTTCTTGTCCCACTTTAGGATATGAGACATTAGCTTAGGGATGGCTTGATTGTTACGGTAGTCGTAATCAAATGCCTTTAGGATGTAGTTTAGAGTGTTCGAATCCTTAGAGTTTTTTGCTCTATTGATTAACTCTTCTGTGGTGATGGTTGGTTTGTAAACTTTGAAATCAAGTAACACACAGTGGGCATATGCCTGAATTTCATCGAACTCGGAGAGATATCTTCTCTCAATGTTCTTCTTTTCATGTTTCACTTTCTTGTAAGGCACGATGTAGTTAGACCACTCGTCACCTCTTCTATCGAACTGCATGAAGTGTATCAACTCATGCATGTGTGTCTGTATTATACGATACTTAAATTTGTTCCATGTAGTTTCATTGAATTGAAATCTATCAAAGTTAGTGGTGTATATTTGTAAACAACACTGTCTTTCATCTGGTCCATATTCACCACCTACAGCTACATAGATTTGGTATATTTTTGCTTTGGATTTTTGTGGGAGGAACTCGATCTTAGTTCTCCACTTTTTGAAGTAGTTTGAAAGACCCTTGCTATCATTGCGATAGTTGTCTAGGTCTTTCCAAACTTTTGATGGTATATACTTCGCTCTGAATGGACGCTCGTAAAAGTTGAGCATATCCATCCAATCGTAATTAGCGTTTTCTAGGAATTCAAAATTGCATGGCATTTCATATCCCAGAAAGGCATTTTACATCTTGAAATTACCTTCCAAGAATGCGAGTACCTTCCCCTGCTCCTCTAAGTTAGTGTTACTAAACTCAGTAATATAAGGCATCAGTTCAAAGTTTGATAGTAGATTACTATATTTAGTTTCTCTACCTCTTAGGAATTGCTCGGACTGGTCGGAGCCACGATCTTTGTATCGTTGTTCTAGGACTTCTTTGCTGGTCTTAAGGTAAACTACCTGTAATTCAGTATCAGGTAGTCCCATGCAGAACTCCAAGAAAGACTGATTGAAGACTCGGTCTCCCTCGAATAGGATGTTACAGTTATGAGTCTGGATCCACTCTTGTAGGTTCGGCTGGACTGCCATGGAAAGTCGATCTGTTCCAGCAAAGACTTCACCATCCTCGTACTTACCTAGAATGTATAGATCTCGCTCTGTATTATACGAAGCTGAAACTAGCTTGGCAGGTTCAGTGGCGATCCACTGCTTGTCTTCCATAAACTTACGGAATAGGGTAGTTTTACCAGTTCCAGGACTACCACCAACTGCGATGATTTTACGAACTTTCTTCTCGTTCTTAATCAACTTAACCTCGATGGTATCTTGAATACCTACCTTTTCAATTAACATTTTCTAGCTTCCTCAATTACATTCTTTAGTTCGTCTTCTGTAAATACCCATACTCTTCCGAGAAAGTGGTGCACATCGGCATCGATATCTTTCTTCTTAGTGAAGGTAGTTTTCTTAATTATATCCCGTGCAAGATTCTTAGACAAGTTTTCTTTAATCTCATCAATGTAAGTTGGGACAGTATCTTTCAACTTCATCAACTCATGTTCTTGAACCTTATGGTCAACTGTGAACTTATTGAATGAGTGTTCATCTAAGAAGTTTTCCATATCAAATGGAATACCAACACCGAGTACAGTATTAATTCCACTGGTGGTTGAAACAGTTATAGAACCATTAGTAGAATCATAAGCTAGATTACCAATAGTTGTAGTCAAAATATCATCTCCCATTAAAAATTCTCCAATCCAATCAATATAGGTTCTTCATCATCAAACATCCATTCCAGATTCTCCATTTTACCAGAGTTAAGGAATGAACTAAATTTGTCTTTATCAATTCCACGATCTTGGTCTAATCGTAGGTCGATAGTTTCATTTCGTGCTTGCCACAAAACATTCCAATCAATACCATACCATCCATCTTTCTCAGCTTGCTTAATTTCTTCAGCTTGTCTATCAAGATAGTAGCCAAGATAACGACCATGTTTCTGTCTGAAAATCTTTTTGAAAGAACACAGACATGTTTCCATAGTGAAGTAGTCTATAGACGATGCGAGTTCTGGAAATCGTGCTTTCGTTTCGCAAAGAATCTCGTTGGCTTGTGACTCAAGATTTGCATACTCGCCAGCAGTGAGTTTTCGATCCAGATCGTTTTCGAGTCCGAGGGCATAAAGTAATCCATTACGATGAGAGCGAGAGCCATCATAATCGTCCAGCATGAGACTAGTAGGATCGACAAGAATATTAGCGGTATGCTTAAGATGCTGAATATAAAACCAAGTACTATAACGACCAAACTTGTGAAGGCTAGACTTAATGCCTTCCCACAAGTTATCAAAGTTCTCTTTCTCATTGTCTCCATAATAACTCTCTAACTTTTCCCTTTGTGTTCCGTTTCCAATAAATGTTTGATATGATTCGAACATAGCAGGGAGATGTCCCTTGTTCCATTTCGTATCAGTCTGATATCTTAGTCGTTTATAGTTGGCAGTGTTCCATTGAGTGATACGATCTACTGTGGCTAGTTCGTAGTCTGGAAATTCATTCTTCAATACCCAAGCAGTTGGTAGTTGATAGGTGTTGCCATACAACCAAGCAAGCCAGATTCGTTCTTCGTCATTATGCTCGTATCTGGTATGTAGATAGTTCGTGCACCATACAGCTGGATCGCAGTCATCATACTTTAACGACCAAGCATACCAACGGATGAACGCTTCCCTGCGATTTTGTTCTAAACGATAATCCATTACTTTAAAAAATCTTCTAATGATGTAGTATTAAAGATCGCCTCACGCAACCACGCTGAACCTACTGCGTCAATTGCAGCTTGAGTCTTTGCTTTCTTTTTATCACCCCACTTGTATGTTTCCAAACCTTCTAATCTGAATTGATCTCTTGCTTTATAAGGTGGCAGAGCCGAGATTGGATTTGCGATAGCAGAAGTTCTAAATGCGAGTTGCTCTGCACGAGTGGGGAATAAAGGTTGGTCAGAACGGAGACTGCCTGTGGGGTCAACTGCCCAGAAGATGAGACCATTTCTGTAATGCCATGTGACTGAAGATGGCGTGCAAGATATTTTAAGTCTTTTAGATTGTCGCTCTTCAACTGCGTACCTAATCCAAGATTCCCAACATTTGGATGCGTATCCATTCCCTTCCTTTCCTTCCAATGTCACAATTTCGTACAAGTTGGCATAACCATCACGATTATGTGTAGCGAAAATTAGTGACACAATCTCGCCATTATCTTCAAAAGCCATTGGTGGTGCTTTATCGTAATTATGAAAACGATACCACAATGAGTGTGCAGCCGATAAGAACTTGGTGTTCTTACCAACTGGACTGTTTTTAATAATCTCTTCTACTTTTGTAGAATTAACAAAGTTCATATTCTTGATAATCCACGGCATCTTCAATGACTTCTTTTTCGATAGTCATTGCAAGTTGGTCGTCAAATGTAATGTAATGGTTCATTAAAATGTTAATAGGAAATCCTGGAACTTCTGCTCGCTTAGGAACATCCGATGTAGAAGTAATTATACACCCATTTGAGATATTTGTCAAGTATAATGGACGCTTTCCATTGCGATATACTCTTAGAACTTTATCAACATGTAACTCACAAACTGCAAGACTGGAATCTTTCCATCGCAATAATGGTGAGATGCAATCTTCTGCAGTATGTAGAATTAGTTCTGTATCGTTTTTAGTTTCGCAATCATAACCATATAACTCTTTCCAATTTTCTGGCAACTCTTGAGTGATAACTCCATTGTGGACTACTGAAAGATTATCATTAGCAATTGGCTGATTATACTCAAGATCGCTAGTGCTATAACGACAGTGCCCCACAAGGTATAAATTCCCA